TACCAACGGCCGCGCCACCCTGGCGTTCAAGGGCCAGTCGGGCCTCGCGTTCTCCGTGACTGACGCGACCACCGCTCAGACGCTGATCGACAACGGCTACAACTTCTACGGCGACTACGCCACCAGCAACGACCGCTTCCGCTTCCTGTACCCGGGCCAGATCAGCGGCAACTGGAAATGGGTCGACACCTACGTCAACCAGATCTGGTTGAACGCGGCGTTTCAGCAGGCGCTGATGACGCTGCTGACCCAGGTGAACGCCATTCCCTACAACATCGACGGCTACACGCTGATCGACGCTGCCTGCCTGGACCCGATCAACGCCGCGGTCAACTTCGGCGCCATCCGCGCCGGCGTGACGCTGTCGAGCCAGCAGAAGGCGCAGATCAACAGCCAGGCCGGTGTGGATATCTCCGACACGCTCCAGACCCGCGGCTGGTATCTGCAGATCAAGGACGCGACGCCGCAGGTGAGAGAGGCCCGCGGCACCCCGCCCATGACGTTCTGGTACCTGGACGGCGGTTCCGTCCAGCAGATCACCCTGGCCTCGCTGGCCATTCTTTAAGGATTCAACATGGCGACTTTGACCAGTGCCAACTCGGTTCTGATGCTTGCGGTGGGCGGCGTTTTTCCGGTGCCGCAGAAGATCGAGGGCTACGCTTCCGACAGCGCCTTCACCTTCGAGGCTGCCAAGCCCGCGCAGGTAACCATGGGCGTGGACGGCCGCATGTCGGCCGGCTACGTGCCGGTTCCCCGCGTGCAGACCATCACGATCCAGCCCGATTCCCCGTCCATGGGCGTCTTCGAGATCTGGATGGCAGCCAGTGAAACGGCCCGCGAAGTGTTTTATGCAAACGGCACCCTCAACATCCCGTCGATCGACCGCAAGTACACGCTGACCCGCGGCGTGCTGACGCAGATTCCGCCGGCGCCGGATGCCAAGGCGATGCTCCAACCCATGGCGTTCCAGATCACCTGGCAGAACGTCTCTCCGGCGCTGGTGTGACATGGCCAGAAAGCAAATAACCCTGACCATCGGCGCCGAAGGGCGCGACAAGGGCAAGGTGTTCATCCTGACGGAGCTTTCTGCCTACGACGCCGAGGAATGGGCCGGTCGGGCGCTGTTCTCGCTGATGAACGCCGGGGTGGAAATCCCGGACAACATCGCAGAGGCAGGGCTGGCCGGCGTGGCCGCCATGGGCATGAAGGCCATCGCCAAGCTGCCTTTCGAGAGCGCCAAGCCGCTGCTGGAAAAGATGATGGATTGCGTCCAGATCCAGCCCAGCCCGAACGTGACGCGCGAGCTCATGTCAGGCGATGTCGAGGAGGTGGCGACGCTGTTCGCGTTGCGCAAGAAAGTCCTGGGCTTGCACCTGGATTTTTTTACGGCCGCCGTCCCATCGACTTCGGGCTCCAAGTCCACGACGGCGGCGCGCGCCTGATTCGCTACGCCAATATCCCCCGGATCATTGGCGTGGTGATTTCGCGGCACCCGGGCCTGCTGCACGACCTGCAGACGGTCTACGGTGCCGAAGACCTGTACAACCTGCTTGAGGTGATTGCGGTGGACGCACACAACAGGCGCGTCCTAGCTGAACCGAGGTAATTGCATGGCCACCATCATCGACGCCTTGCTCGTCACCGCGGGTTTCGATCCGAAGCGTTTTGCGGCGGATAGCTACTCCGGTGCGGCCGGTCTGAGCCAAACGGCCCAGAATCTGGATATGAGCACCGAGCGGCTGTCCGCGTGGCAGAAGGCGGCCGAGCGGGCAGGCGGAACTGCGGAAGCCATTTCCGCCCAATTGAGGGAATCCTCGGTCGAGGTAGCCAGATTCAACCGCGGATCCGCCGCGGACTCGCTACCCGGGTTCTTCCGCAACGGCGGCAATGTCGGCGACCTCAAGGACGGGAACACCTACCTTCTGGCCAGGTCGAGGATCATTGCCGATCTTTACCAGAAGGACAGGGCCCAGGCCGCGCTGGCCGCCCAGGACATGGGTATCAACGAGGGCCTGTTCAATCTGTTCAAGCGCGGGCCCGATGAGCTCGAGCGGTTGCTTCAGGTCCAGGAGAAGCGCGCCGCCATCTCCGGTAGCGATGCGCAAGCTGCCTCGCAGCTGCGCGACCGTTACCTGGATCTGCGCGATACCTTTGAATCGGTGAGCGTCAGGGTGCTGCTGGCGCTCATGCCGGCGTTCGAGCGGCTTATCTCGCTCGCACAGGGCTGGGGCGATTATCTGCTTGAGAACCGAGACGAAATCGTCGAGTGGGTCGACGGCGCGGCGCAGGCCATCGTGAAGTTCATTGATGCAGTCGATTCGGCGGCGCAGGCGGTGGGAGGATGGCAAAACGTCCTGCTAGCGCTGGGGGCGCTCAAGATTCTTTCCTGGGTAAATTCGCTGCTGAGCCTGGCATCTGCCTTGGGGGCCGTGGCTACGGCTCTCGGAACCCTTGGTGGCGCCGGCGCGGCGCGTGGACTGGGTGCGTTGAGAGGCTTGGGTCCTGCGGCGTTGAAGTTGGCTGGCCGCGCGGCGGCTGGCGCTGCGCTGTTCTTGTTTAGCAACGATCTGAATGGGGGCGAGCAAGAAGACCTGGTCGCGATGAGAAACCCCGCGCTGAAACGCAAGGAGGTTCTCGATGCGGTCAGGTACTTCGAGTCCAAGAAGGGCTACACCCGGGAGGCGGCCGTGGGGCTCGTGGCCAACCTGCAGGCCCAAAGCAACCTGGACCCCAGGGCCGTGGGCGCTGATGGCGTTTCCGCCGGCATCGGACTATGGAATCCGCGACGCCAGGCCGACTTCAAGCGCATATATGGCATGGACCTGCGCGAGTCCACGGTTGAACAGCAACTGGATTTCGTCGCCAGCGAGTTGGAGAGCACCAAGCGTAGGGCGGGAGTACATCTGGCCGCCGCCGCCACCCCGGCCCAGGCCAGCGTGGCCGTGTACCGCCACTTCGGATTGAACAAGTCCGAAGGGGCCAGCTCAAGCGAAGAGCGCAAGCTCGCCGCCGCTGCCGGGGCAATTTATGGGACGCTTTTCCTCGAAGATCAGGAACGAGGCGCCGCAGCTGCAGCTACGACGGTCGCGGCAGCCCAAGCCAGCGCTGCCGGCATCCCGAGCAGCACCGCAACCACCAGCAATACGTCCGAAACCCATATCCACGGCCCCATTACGGTTATGACGCAGGCGACGGACGGCGAGGGAGTCGCTCGCGATTTGGGGCGTGTGGGGCGCTCCCAGAATCTCGTCCAACAAGGCAATACGGGGATGTTCTGATGCCGCTTATTCCTTTTCCCGATGTTCCGAGCAGTCCGGGCGTCCCCGCAGTCTTTCGCGCCGCGTTCCTTTCTTCGGTCTCCGAACCGGCAAGCTTCGAACTTGCGGCGCTGACCGACAGGATCTTCGGTCCTCCTCGCTGGGGGCTGTATGGCGTCGATGGGCAGCAGATGCTGGTCTTCGAGACGTTCCTTGGAATTACCTTCAATCAGAGCGGTCAGATATCCAGCTATCCGGTTGAGCAGGGCGGATTCTCGTCCTTCAACAAGGTCGATGCGCCGTTCGAAGCGACCATCAAGCTGGCGCATGGCGGCGATCCAGTGTCGCGCAAAGTCATGTTGTCCGTGCTGGAGCGCATCGTCGGCAGCACGGAGCTGTATTCAGTGGCGACGCCAGAGATCGTCTATCCGTCGGCCAACCTGGTGAAGTACTCATACACCCGCGCCGACAAGAACGGCTCCAGCCTCCTGATCGTTGAACTGACTCTGCAGGAAGTCCGGCAGACGGCCGTCCAGCTATCGCCGGCCACGCAGGACCCCAGCGGCGCGAATGAAGTTAGCAATGGCCAGGTACAGGCGTTCGAGATTGACGCCTATCCCCGGCGCGATCAGAACAAGGTGGCTGATCTGGAGCCGATCCAATGAAGAGAATTCCCTTGAGGCCCGTTCCTGCACAAATGCTCAGCGTCGTGCTGTCCGGGCAGAACTGCCAGATCGCCGTCTACCAGAAGTCGACGGGACTCTATCTGGATATTGAACTCGACAATGCGCCCATCGTGACCACGGTGCTTTGCCATGATCGAGTACGGCTGGTGCGGTCTGCTTACCTGGGCTTCGTTGGGGATCTGGCCTTTGTGGACACCCAGGGCCACGCCGACCCGCAGTATCAGGATCTCGGATCGCGCTTCGTCCTGGCCTACCTGGAGCCGCTGGAACTATGAGCTTCATCAAGCGCCGGCTGGACGTGACCATCAGCCAGGGTAAAGGAAAGTTCGGCGACGAGCAGGGGCCGGACGTAACGCTCAGCGGCTACCGGATGTCGGTGACCATTCCTGCCTATACGACCTTCGAAAACAGTCCGATGACCCTGCTGATCCACGGACTGAATCAAGACCTGATGAACAAGCTGACGACGATAGGGCCCGTCATGACGGAACGCCGGGGAAAGAATCTTGTCCGGATCGACGCAGGGGGGGAATCCGGTGCTCCCTGCCTGGTCTACGAGGGGGACATCGTTGAGGCCTGGGCTGGCTACGGAATGGGTGCAGAGGGCAAGGCGGCCGCAGGGGGCGTATTCACGGTCAAGGCCGAGGTGGCCGGGGCCAAGCAGGTGAAGCCCGCATCCGCCAGGTCGTTTCCCGGTGCGAAAAAAGCGCAAGAAATCATGTGCGATATCGCTGAATCGATG